CAGCATCGTCGTAATCGGACACCTTCAATGCGCTCTTGGCTTTGCCGTAATTGTCTAGCCGCTCCTGCCATGCCTTCTGTTGCGCATCCTGATCATCGCGTTGTTTTTTTTCCTGATCGTCAGCCTTGCGCTTTACGTCAAGCCAATCCCCTAATGCTGCTTCGTATTTATCAGAATCATAATCAAAATCTTCCAGCTTCGGCTTTGCAGCAAGTGCAACTGCTTTCTCTGCCGGTACCGTCAGTTTCGCTTTAAGCTCACGATTCTCGCGCTGCAGTTCGCGGTTGGCCTTGCGCACCTCGCGCACCCATTCAGGGGCGTGCTGATCTTCTTCCTTTGGCTTTTCATTGCCAATAGTGATAATTACTTCGTCATGATCATCAGAATTGCCGCCGTCAATGGTATCGCCAGCCCCATCGATATCAGGATTATCAGCATCAATTTCAGTTTCCAGTCTATCGCTATCTTCTCCCGTGCCAGTCTCACCTAAATCAGTATCAACAATCACTTCTTCGACTTGTCCGCTCATACTTGCCCTTCATTCTCGACTGTGGATGCGCCAGTCGGTTGCGCTGTCGGCTGTTGGCCGAATTTCTCAATTACTACCATGGCTTGTTGCTGCTCCATGCTATCTATCTCAGATGCAATTTTAACAGTATTTGCCTGCGTTTCTTCTGCTTTTGCAATTACTAGAACAGTGTCCGCGCGTGCTTTTGTGGCCTTGGCTTCGGCTTCTTTCGCTGCGGCTTGCAAGTATTCAGTATTTGGATCCGGCTTTTGATTCGCTGCCTTCTCTGCCAGCTTCTGAGCCTCTTCTTCGGTCGGCTTGACCACGCCCATATTCACCAACTTGTTGCGGAAATAGTCTTGTACATCACTTAAGCCTTCGCCCTCCATATTCATCATTATCATTGACCCCAGAACTTGCAGCGTTTCGGGATCTTGCGTGACCTGCATCATGCCAGTCAACGATCGGACTGTGGCCTGGCGCTTGCTGGCACTGCTTGGGCCAACCTCGGCATTGATATCAAAATTCGCTTTGCTCAGATCGTTGGCGTTTTCAACTGCACCGGTTTCTTTGTTGATGGTCGGCTGCATCAGCTCGATCATCTCAACCTCGCCTTGACCATTGATCGATTTCAACTTACGCCCCGGCTCCACAAAAACATCCTTTGCCATGCTTAGCCAAATCTCGCCAGACCGTTTCACGGCTTTCGCCATATTGGACATGTAGATATAGGTCTGCATGTCCAGCTTATCTTGAATTAATTCTACGACTTTGCCTGAGATATTGGAAACAATCTCTTCACCGGCCTGCTGATTCCCGAGCACGTCTTTAATGTCCTGCTCGGTGATCTGCAGCAATGCGGCCATAGCTGGCGGGATGTTCGGCACTTTGGTATATGCGACTGGCCCGCCGACTTGTTGCATGCCGTCCGGGCCCGTAATTGGATTGATCAAAAGATACGGATAGTTTTTGATGTTATCTTCCTGCCACATAATCTGATGGCCGGCGATTTGCTCAGGTGTCAGAATCGGCTTTTCAACACTGGATAATGCGCTGATCTCGCCCAACTTGGACAACTGCATGTTCTTGAGCCGCTGCGCATCAGTCGCCAGCCTCACATGCCCCATGCATCGCTCGATATTATCCACAAACCAGCGTTTGCCATATACCGGCACAATCGGGATGCAGCGCCCTGCGATATAGCCGCAATCCTCCAGCACACTGCCGCCTGACATCAGGTATTTGTGCACCTTGCGCCGCTTTACTTTCTTTTCGCGGATCTGTTTGCTACCAATGGCAATCAGCCTATCCTCAAGCTCCTCTGTGAATTCAGCTTCTGAATAGCGTGTTTCGGCACCATCAAGCCCCTCAAACACACGGATTTTCTCTGATACTTCCTCGACTTTGTAATGCTCAGCAACATACACAATGTCTGGCGTAGCCCAATCAAATTGCAATTGATGCACTGTTTTCGGCCAGCTTACCGGGTCGTCGCCGTACTCGTCTTTATATGCCGCTATGCTCATCGCGGTCAGCACAAAACAGCTCTTCGCATCTGCTTTATCCTGGCGCTTTGCATTCTGATCAAAAAATACCGAGCTATCTGCGTCAAAGATCGGCTCTATGCAGATGCGCTGATGATCGTCCTCGTCGTCCTCGCCATCCTCATAATCAGCACGCAAGCGCCACGCACCAAAACCGCCGCCCACGGCCTCTTCGAAGCCGTTGTCATAAGCTTCTTCCGCACCGCTATCCTTTTCATCAGCCCGGTACAGCCCATCGCAAGTATCCGCCAGCGAATCATTCTCTTTTCCGGTTTTACTCACAAAATCCACGGTGATGCGATTATTGCGGTATTCGTTGATGATGCGAATCACCGCCAAATGAATTTTATTGACCTCGAATTTTGGCTTGCTCTCGAATTGCTCGCCGAGCGGGCCCTCCCACTGTGCGCCGGCAATGGAATAAAAGCGCCTATCTTTCAGACATTGCAACCGCTCATCTTTATATGCGCCCTGAATGGCGTCAAATTCTGCCAGTGCATCAGCATGGACCGTGATTAATTTCTGTTCTTTTGTCATATTCGCCTCGGGTTGCGCGTATTTTACCAGCGGTGCGCGGTCGGTAATGGCGTTGCTGTTTGTTGTTTCGGCTTTGCCATAGTCATAGCCGGGAATAATTCAGCCAGCGCCCATATTAATGCATCAGCACGATTTGGAGATGATTCTCCCATATATCCAATTGTTGAGAATGCCACGAGCTCATCTTCCAAATCGCGGAACTCACCAACATGGCGAACCTTGCCTTGCTCATATAGTGCGCTGAACGGTTCTGCTCGTACTGCTTTGCCGCGCGATGCCGTGACTTGCTTGTATGGCGTGCGCGGACGACATGTCTTGATGACGTGATGCACCATTGCACCGCCATAGTTAATCTCACCGACGACGATGTCGGCGGCATGACGATCATAGGCATCAGTCGCAATCTTTCCCCATGTGGCCGGCCCAGCTTTGACGGTGCAATCTTCCAATAGATAAGCATTGCCATCAGTGCCAAGCCCGGCAATGATGATTCCGATCGCATCGTTGTCGGCGTTATCAGTATCGCCGGATCCGCTTGGATCGATTGCTACAACAATGCGCACCATATCCGGCAGCTTGCCATCAATGACGCGCCATTTGTCGATTGTTTCATCGTGAAATAGTGCGTTAGGGTTTGCATCTGCGAATTCACCCTTTAAAAATCGTTTCTGCAATCTGGGGCTGAGATTTAGTAGCGTATCCAGATAACCTGCAGACAAATTCTCTGCATTATCCATTGGATTGATCTGAAACCATGCGTAATCATCTGGCTTAGCAATTGGCTTCTTTGACTCGGGATCACGCTTCTCAATGAATTGCATATACGACCAATGCACTTTGCTCGGCGGATTGCAGTCGTAATACATGCGCGGCTTGAGTGGCACGTTGTCGCGGCCATTGATGACCTGTATAGCCAACTGAGCAAGACGCGTAATCGCCACACCAACGCTGCCCCATGGTATCTGACTGGATTCATTCAGGTAGATTGTCGCAAACTCCATGCCGAGAATCTTTTCGGTGCGCTCTTTGTCATCCAGGCCGCCAAACCAAATCTCTGACCCGCAATCATCCAACGTGGCGAACCAGTCAGTTTTGTTCAATGTGTATTTGATGCCAGGGAATGCAGCGCGCATGACCTTCGGGAAGGTATCCATTACAACAGATGCTTTTACCGCATTGAATCGAAACCGGAGTATTGCATGACGGCTATTTGGCGCTTTGAGTGCGCGCATCACAACATTGCGAGTCAGCAGAAAAGTTTTCCCGCTGCGACTGCCGCCAAATAGCATGATGTGCGTCGCATCACCGGCAAGGATATGTTGCGCTTCCTGCTGTTTTGCATTGAGCTTAAATCCGCTCATCAAGCGCGGATGCCTGGATAATGACAGGGCCGCCGCCTTCACCTGTTACCTGCAATGGCAACAATTTAGGGTATATCGTGCCCCAGAATACGCGCTCATTGGCAGGATCTTCCATCGCCCAAGCGGTCAATCGCTCAGCGCCACCCAATGCTTCAGCAGCCGATGCGATGGCGTCTTTTGCGCTTTTGGTAGTTTTATTTACCGATCCAAGTTTGCGCCCCTTGCCGGCAGCAGGAGGTTTGCGTTTCGCAGTAGGATTCACTTGTTTAGTGTCGGAAAGTTTATTTATTGCCATTATGATTTATAAGGCCATGTTTTCGGTACCAGTGATTGTACAGGCTCCGGCTTCTTCAGTTGCTTACCGCTCAATATCATCAGCATCGCGAATACAGAAATCATGCCGCACTCCGGTTAATCATCATGCTCAACTATATCATTGTTCTGCGGCACTAGATACCAACCAAGCTGCCGCCTAATTTCCTCGTCCGGCGTTTCATCACTCTCGTTCTCATCTATCTGCGATTGGTATGCCATTTCGACTCCCGATGATTGTGTAATTTCATCTTAGTTCATGCATTCTACATTCCAACTATTCTATTTGTTGCTATACTGAAATACAAGCACACACGGGAGCACATCATGAACTTACCATCATTGCCGACCGCAGCAGGAATCATCCTGGGCCGCTACCGTTTTCCGAAATACCCACTATTCACCTATCAGGCAAAAACGACCGACGCCGGCGTGACGCTCACTTACTGGCTTCAGGCCATCAGATTGACCAATTTTGAATTCGACGGACTGTTGCGCATTGGATTGTTGGAATGTGCAAAATAATACTTGCAATCTAACGCAATGCGTATATACTTTAGTCATTGGATCAGCAACAACCGACAACCACCAAGGAGAACATAATGAACACATTCACAATCGGCCAAAAAGTTACCAGTGCCTATCAAGGCGTAAAAAATGGCACAGTCATAGCGATTAAAGCACCATTTATGGGCCACGCCGCTATTGCCGTTGAATACCAGTCACTGCAACTCGGCACATCGAATAAATTCGTCACCGTTAGCCGCTCGTTTTTGGAACGTGATTTTTCTGCAATTTAAGCCAACAAGTCACCACAAACTGGAGATATGGAGATAATCATGACATCCACTTACACAATCCCTGCAAAAATGAGCGGAACTGGCAGTATTCATGACTTGGCAAGTGATTCGCATGATCGCGAAATCAAGTTCAATGAAGGCTGTAAATACGCAGTGGTGTGCTCTGCTTACTACGGCGGCAAGGGCTACACAACTCACAAAACCGAGGCTGCGGCTTGCAAGGCTTCGCGCGCACTCGGCGATTACAGCCATCAGATCATTGATGCGGTCGGGAAGCGGTACATGGCAAACTGCGACGAGTTGGTGGCGTATTGATCATGCCATCTAAACAATTAAGCCCAGCTCCAGACGAAATCCGCGCCGCACGTATCGCTGCTGGCCTCAGCCAATCCCAAGCTGCCGCATTGGTCGGCAGTCCATCATATCAGCGCTGGCATGAGTGGGAAACCGGGAAACGCAATCTACCGCCTGCAAAATGGGAACTATTTCTGATTAAATCGAAAAAGGCTAAAAATGAAAAATAGCGGCATTTACAAAATAAATCGCATATCTACTCAGTGCGCGTATATCGGCAGCTCAACCGATATCAAAGGCAGATGGGCCACACACAAAAGTCAACTCAACAATAATTGTCACGGAAATTCCGCGCTTCAAGCGGCATGGCTGCAATTCGGGGCGGTCGACTT